AATTTAAGACTTCTCCCCATATTTTTTACGTGAGCCCTTCAATTTCTAAAACCTTTTCAGTCGATTTCCAAAATTCAATAGGAAACCAAATATCTTGACCGTATGCACCAATTTTATTTAATGGTTGGTGCTGACTATCCGTATAATATATTGTTCCTTTTGAATTGCTATTTTGAGCTATTCCAGAATAAACAATATCTTGAGTAACTGGCTTTTCCGAGCCCTTTGGCGTTATGTAATAAGGCGACTTATTAAAATACGTTTTATATAAATCCTGTAAATCGAAAATTGAAACCATTTTAAACTAATTTTGAACCGTTATACAATACTCTTCCTAAACACTCTGTAACTATATTTTCTAACTCTTGAGCCGTTTCGCCACTATTCAAAGTTGTAAACTGAATATTATCAAAGAACTTCCCTAAATAAATATTAACCACTTTTGGCCCACCACCTGTAACGGTATCGCCTGCGGTTTTGCCCGATGTGTTGTTGGTATTTGTTAGTTTAGTATTAAGCGCTAAAGGAGAATCTGGTTTAGGTTCATCGGTAGGTTTTGGCTTTTTTGATATTATTGTTTTAGTAGCTTTTACTTCAACATCATCTACACCTTTAATCCATTTATAAACCCCGTCTAGTGCCTCTAAAATTGGTTTCAAAACGTTGTCCCAAAGCCAAACAATACCATCCATCATCATTTCAATTTGTTGGTATGACTTCTCAAAAACCCAAATGATAAATTTAAACACGTCTTTTAAAATTTCGCTTTTTTTCACGAATTCAATAATTCCACTTACTATATGCCAGAACTTCATTGCTATTTTTTGGGTATGTTCCCAAATCATAAAAAAGTAACTTTTAACAATATCAATCCAACCGCTCCACTCACTTGTACCGTTTACCATTTGCATGATATAATCAACTGCCATTCCAACCCCGTTAGATAACATTTCGATATAAGGCTGCGCTTGAGCCAAAGCAGGGGCAATATTATTTGCGAATTTTATACCTAAATCCAACAACTTGTTAAACACTGGGCTAAACGCATCTCCAATATCTGAAGCGGCATTTCCAAACTTGTCTTTTACGGTACTCCATTTTCCCGACATCGTTTGGCTTTGTGCTGCCATTGCACCGTCATAAATCCCGCCCTTTGAATTTGCCATCGCCATTGCTTTTGATAAGTCGGCATAGGAAACGTCCATTTCTTTAACTTGAGCAATACTTTTACCTGTGCTACGATGAATCATTTCGTAAATATTTATCCCGGCTATTCCAAACTGTCGAATATTCATTGCTGTTGCTTTTCCAACCGTCTTAATTTGTTGCATATTGGCGGCCATTCGGCTTAAAACATCATTACCACCACCTACAGCAGAAACGGCATTGGCTAAATTCATGGCATCGCTTCGGGCATTTTTTGCATTTATACCTGCAGATATTAAAGCCCTATTAACTTCTAATAAAGAAGCGGTATCAAAAGGAGTAACATCGGCATCTTGACGAATATTTTTATAAGCATCGGTAGCTCCTTGTTTACCTAAAAAAGTAGTCAAACCGGTAATGGCCTGTTCCTTTTCCATACTTTTGGTAATCATGGCACTCACTCCGGAACCAACGGCTCCAATTATTGCAGAACCTGCTTGCATTGCAAAACCACCCAACATCGAACCAATAGCGACCCCACCAATTCCTAATGTTCCTCCAGCACTTGCACCACCGCCCATATTCCCAGCGTGTCCTGCTGATTGTCGCTGTAAAGCGGCTAACTCACGACGAGCGTCAGCGATTTGACTTGGTATTGTGCTACTCTTTATAGTGCTTTCAACTTGCTGTATTTTCTTTTGAAGTTCGTTAAAACTCATTCCCAAAACTTGGTTGCGGTTTGTCATTCCTTGAGCCGATGCACTCATTCGACTAAATGCACTTTGAGAAGTGGAACTTAAACGATTAAGTCCGCCGCCCATCATGTCCCGCATTTTTACAACAAACTCTATCGTATTATTCATAATTTTTAAAAGCCTCTTTGTTCTTGTTGTTTCCAAATTTCGAGAGCAACGCCAGTTCTATAAAAGAATAAGTCGTCGCCCCATTCCTTGAGTGCATTGGCTCCAAACTGCATGCTTCCGAAAACAATTAAGAAGTCTAAACCTGCTTTGTTGTTTTCACAATCCTTTTGCCCTTTGTTACTAAAAGCGAAAAAACTCCGCTTTTTTCCCCTCCAAGATGTTGTTTACTTGAAGAAAAACCGCTATAAAACTGTCTTCGTCTTCAATAAGTGAATAATCGCCATCTAACCACAATTGCTCTACAATCATTGCTACAGCTTTGCTCATTCCAGAACTCCCAATGGCGGTCATGTAGTCGCCTAAATCGTCAGCAGTTGGCGGACGTAAAACCGCTAACTGGTCGCCTACCGCAAGTGCAATTAATGAACGCCCTGCAAATTGTTTCTTCCATTTATCAATTTGATCTTGTCCAAATCGAGCCACAAAAACATCTAAATTATTTGTAGTTTCAACTTCTGTTGCTTTTGCTTTTTCAACTTCTTTTGCTTTCCGTGATGCAAATACATTTTTCAAATCTTTGTCTTCTTTTGCCATTTTGTTTTTGTTTTATGATTTATTTTTAAAACGGTCAATCAATTATTGACTAACCGTTTTTATTCTTTACAATACTGTGAAGTCTATATTCATTGCTATAAAAGGCAATGTAATTTCTCTATGTTTTGCGTTTTGCTCCAAATCGACACCGTTTTCTGTAAACGCTACTCCACTAGCGGTGTATGTTTTTTGTCCATCAGTTGGTCTCCTTTTAAATGAGCAAGTGATTACTATAGCTTCATGTGGTACTTCAGTAAGGTCCCCAAAACCTGCCAAGGCTGCTGCTTTATTAATAGCATCGACTTCAAACCCTAAGAGTTTAATATTGCCTTCGTATTTTTTGTTACCTTCAGTAATATCAAGTGGATCCCCACCACTACCATATAGTTGCTCTTTTTCGATGGTTTTTTTAAAACTAAAACCACGTAAGCCTTTAATCACACGTCCTAAAACTTTCACTTCAAAATGAGACCAAGCACATTCGGAAGTTGTAATATTTATATTTGCCATTTTTTTACAAATTTTTGGTTAAACCAAGCGTTATGATAATCCAAGTCAAATAACCAAACGGTTGTATTTTTACTTGCATACCCATAGTATTGGTATTAATAATATCTTGATTCGTTGGAATGATAACATCTACACCGCTAATTTGGTCGCCCATTTTAGCTCTGATTTGTGCTTTTACTAAATCCTCCATATAAACCGCATCAGTCGAATTTATAGTTCCGTCTGCATTAACTCTTACCGAAGTCTCTAAAAACGGTGTGGTTGTTGCTGTTGCAATTCGTTGGGCTTTGTCAATTAATCGACCGTGAACCAAAATGCGAAAGTCATCGGCACCAGCCATATTGTCCACACCAAAATAATAACCAGCCATACCTTCTCGGTGGTGCATAACAATGTAACCCGCATTACTAAAATTGTCCAATTCGATAGGATCGAATTCTTCTAATGTTTTGTTGCCAATGTATGCCTGTGTTAATGACAATGCACCGTTTTGTCCGTTACCTAATTTAATATGAGCTCCGTATTTGCAAGCACGAGCCAAAGCCAATGCACCAGATGCCGAACCATTATTTAGATTGCTTCCCAAAACCACACCTACATAAGTATTACTGGCGGTATTTGGTTTGTAATATGGGTTAACAGTTGCATCTTTTACACGTCCTTCAATCAAAATTCGTATAGGGCGATTAATAGACTGTTGGTACTGGCAAATGGTTTTACTGCCAATAATTGCGTTTTCTACATCTTTATCTAAAAACCCTGCTGGCATCGTGTAAGAACCTGCGGGTTTGCGACAAACATAAACTACGTTTACTCTACCTTGCGAGATGGTCAATAGTTTTTTTAATCCGTTTGCATTGGTACTATTAACCATACTTTCTAAAGTCATGGTGTCTTCAACTCCCAAAATCCAAAGTTCCTGATTGCCTCCCAATTCTTCATAGAATTGTTTGATTTGAGCGTTCAAAAATGGTTCGTCAATTACTGTATAACCTTTTGCCACAGCATCGTCATAACTATAAATCGTTTCAATTACACCTATTTTTACATAAGCCGTACCTACAATTCCTGCAACGCCATCAATTACTTGAATTTGGCGTAGCAAGTTGCCAGAAGCTACATTTACGCTAACCTTTGGCGTTCCAGTTCCTTGTGCCATTACTCTTGTAGTTTAAGTTTATAATCGGTTAATGCTTGAATCAAAGTTTCGCATTTTTGGTCAGCTACTTCAATTTCAAAATACTTAACCAACGCTTTTAAAACGTGGTAGTTTTCTTTTACTAATTCTGTTGCTTCGAGTTCGGCTAATTTTAAAACCAGTTGATCCTCATCAATATCTTCGTTTTTAGATTCAATTGATTTTCTTGTAAATGAGCTTATTTTTTGGTCTTCCAATGTGGCGACAAAACTTTCGGCACTGCCTTTTGTATGAAATACTCTATCGTCTGATGTGATATGGCATTCGTTACTTGCTTGATGCCTCTCGAAATAATCGACCGCTAATTTTTTGTGATTTGACATTTTAAATTGTTTTTAAATGTTGATTAAATAATATTTCGCCAGCGCAAAAAACTTGTTACTACAATTATTAATAGCAGTAACAGAAAAATCCTTCCGCCACATATTTGTACTTTTTGCCAAAAGGTTAATTGCCTTTCGACTTCAACAGTGTTTGTAATAGTGGTTTGATGATTTTCGGTTGTATAAACATCTTTCCACTGTGCAAATAGTTTTTGGGCTTCGGCTTCACAATCGACAGTTATATAATTGTCTTTTATAATAACCTTGGGTGGTTGTAAGTAGTTCCCTTTTGTAGTTATGGGATTAGACTTAATTACGACTTTACCTTCTTTACATTCCAACCAAGCCCTATAATAACTGCTATCTTTTTCAGTTTTAAAAATGGTGTCGTGCATCACTTCTTTAGTAATCGCATTGTTTGTGGTTTCGGTTTTTGATGGTAGTGCAACACTGGAGCTTTTGCAAGACACCAGTGTTGTTACCAAAACAACAAACAAAAACAACAAAGTGAACAAACTTTTAATTTTAATGTTTTTCATTTTTTTATGTTTTTTTTAAATTCTAATAAATCCTTTAATTGTAGTAATGTTACGAGTTCTAATGCAAACCTTGTAACCTTCACGGCTTCCGTCGTCATTAGTATTGCCCTCGATGGTTTGAATCTTTCCTTTTGGTAATACTTTCAAAACAAAACCTGTATGTCCTTGACCTTTGCCAAAATCCATTATAAAAACATCGCCAGTCTGTGGTTCCTGCTTTTTGTATTTTGTATCAATTGTATTCCATTGTACCAAAACAGCTCCTGTTTTCTTTAGCGGATTGGTTGTAGCTGTTTGAATTGAGGCTTCTAAATAGCACCAATAAACAAACGCCATGCACCACGAATACCCTTTACCCAACCCAACACTTTTTAAGTATTTTTCAACGTCAGTACCTGCGTTACTTCCCTTTGGAAGTTCTTGTTTGCCAATTTGGCTTTGGGCTATTTTTAAGGCGTTAGTGGCTAGCGGTGTCATGCGTTTTACCGTTTAATTGTTTAAATTTTCTTAGTTCATCCGTTAGTCTTTCTATTTCCAACATCAAAATTTTTATCTTTTCGTCTCGCTCGTTTATCATGTCGATAGCTTGGTTTAGTCTTTTTGTGGCATCATCCAATAACGTTCTATATAGATTTGCAGATTTTATTTCGTTATCTAAATCGTTACTTTTACGTTTAAAGAACCAGGTAATCAAGGCAGCAAAAAAACCAGTTAATGTTGGGTATAGAAATAACTCCATTTGAATGTTTTTAAATAATGGTTGCCTATTATTAGGCAACCACTATGTATTACTATTATGCTGATTGAACAACAAGTCCAACCCCTTTCCAGTCTTCACGACGGCAACGACCGCCCATTTTTACCAATCCTGAATGAATGTCTCCATAATATAATGGGTTATCCATATCTTGGAAAAGTTTAGTGTCTCCCAATGCTTTGGTAACACTGTCTTTTTGCCAAAAGATACTTGCTAAATTATCAGTAGCAGCCGAAGCTTCTCCTGGTAATCTAAACACGCCAGCCGAAGTCAATGCTAAAACTGAACTTCTTTCTAAAAAAGCAAAGCTTGCAAATTTCCCCACAATACCGTTAGCTAAATCTGCAGTAGCTTGGAAAGCTGCCATTTGATTAGCTGACAAAGAGTCAATGAATTGTTGATACATATAACTTTCAACCATCGCATAACGATTATCTCTAGCTACATTATCTTTATTAAATTTCGCCTGCATTCCTTGAACTTCTTTATAATTAAAGGCTTTACGCGCTCCTGTTTGTCCGTCTTCTGGATTTACAGCTGTAGTAGCTCCACTAGTTGCAATTTGTCTTCCAGCAGGAAGATATTCAACTGTTGTTCCGCCACCTACGGCAGGTTTCACTCCTTTGATCCATGAGTACGTTAATTCGTCTCCGATAGTTTCCGCAAGGGTTCCTGTATGATCTCCCAGAACGCTGTCTGTTTTCTCATAACTGATTTCATTTGCTTCAGCATTTGTAATAGCTGTAGGGTCAGTTGTAAATACATCTAGTCCGTACATAACAGCTGTATCTCCACGTTGTACTGCTGTTGCTGCGCCAAAACCTCTATTTTTCACAACGTTTGGTTTTGCTCCCGCTTGTGGGATATACACCACTGAACCGCCCATGATATATTTCGATTCATCGAAACAAAGCATGATGTGTGGATTTGTTCTACGTAGTTTCTCTACAATATAAGAGCTCCAAAACTCTTGTGGGATTTTAGGATTTGCCATAATTTTTTTTAAATATTAAGCGTTAGGAAATTTTTCTTTTCTCAATTTTTCGTACAAGTCTGGGAATTTGGTACGCACATTTTCTAATTCATTAGAAGCGTATAAGTCGTCCCAACCTTTACCTTCAAAGTCTCCAACTGTACCTTTATATGCCAAAGCATCTACTACAGAAATCTGTGCAGACATCGCATCGATTAAACTTTTTAATCCAGTTGGATTTTCGGCATAATCAATAACCAATTTATCAGCTAAATTTTTAGTAAGTTTTTTGTCGGCAGTACCTTTAGCAACCAAGTCAGCTACTTCTTTAGTAGTACTAGCTTTTTTAAAGGTTTCTAATTCCGTATTTTTGTCAGCTAAATCTTTTTCTAGTCCGGGTACTTTACTAGCGATATCGACCAAGTTTTGAACGGCTGTGTTTAAATCCGTTTCGCTCGAATTATCGCTTAAATTTAGAGCCGTAAGCAAACTGGCGGCTAATAGAATTTTACTCATATTTTCAATTTTTGGTTTTACAAAATCAGCGAGATTCAACTCGTTGTCATCAATATCATACAGGTTCGCTAATGCGTTATGATTACCCGGAATATCCACAAAGGATATTTCACGCGGAAACCATTTAGTTACAGTTGGTCCCGTTTGTCCTTCTAGTTTTAACTTTGGATCATCGGAAGCGGCAAGGCAAATAATTTTACCCATTGAAGCGGCATTAATAAAACCGTTTTCAACTTGGGCAGCGATGTCTTCGCCTTTTGGGTGTGAAAGATTAATAACTGGTTTTCCGTATAAACGGTCGTCTTCGACTCTAAAATCTTCCCACTTAACCAAAACCCCACCTTCACGTTCGTGCATCATAAATCCGATCGGATTTTTTTTGTATTGGTCAAGAAGTAAACCTTCGGTCAACAAGCGATATTTATAAACATTCACACTGTTGTCTGTTAGGCAAAATTCTTTATCAATTTTTTTGAACTTATCCATTTATCTGATTTTAATTTTCGGGTTGTTCCCTTTTGAGATTACAAACTTCCATCTATTTGTAAAGTCCTCAAAATAAGAGTGAAACCCTTGCTTTGTTTTTTTTTAAACCTTGTTTTTAAACGCAATTTTGTCTCGTTAAAACGAGATTAAAATGGGAATTAGTAAAGCGCAAGAGCGTGAGTATGCAAGAATACTATATGTAAGCGAACGCATCACATTTAAAGAAATAGCCGAGCGAACAGGCACCACCGAAAAAACTATCGGCAAATGGGCTGTGGCTGATAATTGGGACAAACTCCGAAAAAGTTTACTAACAACTAAACAAAGTCAGTTGGTGCATTGGTACAACCAACTTGAGGCTATTAATGAAGCAATAGCAGAAAGGGGCAATATACCAACCAATGGCGAAGCAGATACAATGAGTAAAATAACATCAAATATTCAACGGCTTGAAACCGAAACAGGCATAGGCGAATATGTAGAAGTTGGTCGAAAAATCTTGACATTCATTCAAGGTATTGATTTGAGTGAAGCAAAAAGATTCAAGAATTATATAGATGAGTTTATCAATGAAAAATTAAAGAATGTCTAAAAAAGTAAGCAATAAGGAATATTTAGACCTATGGCGTGAGTTCTGTGAAAATATGGACAATGCCACACCTATTGACTTAAACGAAAGTCATGGCGAAAAACTTAAACGAATTGCTTTTTTAGAAAAAAACCCTGAAAAATGGTTTAAATATTACGTTCCAAATTATTATACCAGCGAACCTGCGGAATTTCATTTAAAAGCAACAAAAAGGGTTTTGAGTAATCCCGAATGGTACGAAGTTCGTTCGTGGGCTAGAGAGTTGTCAAAGTCGGGACGTACAATGATGGAAGTACTTTATTTGGCAATGACTGGCAAAAAGAAAAATATTATTTTGGTTTCTAATAGTGCCGATAATGCCGAAAGATTGCTTTTGCCATACAAAGGAATTTTAGAGCGAAATAATAGAATTATTGCCGATTATGGAACTCAAAAAAAAATAGGTTCTTGGGAGGCTGGCGAATTTAAAACTAGAAAAGGAGTTTCATTTAGAGCCATTGGAGCAGGACAGTCACCTCGTGGAACTCGAAACGAAGCCATACGTCCAGACATTATATTAATTGACGATATTGATACTGACGAATTTTGCCGAAATGCAGAACTTGTAAAAGAACGTGTTAAATGGATTGAACAAGCATTAATTCCAACACGATCTATTTCTAACGGTTTGCTATTAATTGCCTGTGGAAATATAATTGCGGCATTTTGTTGCATTACTGAAATGGGTGCAAAAGCAGATAAATGGGACATAATAAATATTGATGATAAAGACGGTAATAGTGTTTGGCCACAAAAAAACACAATCGAAGCCATTGAGCGTATAAGAAAAACCATTTCTTTTGAATCGTTTGAAAAAGAATATCGCAATAATCCAATGGATAGTGGTAATACCTTTAAAGACATTCTTTTTGATAAATGCCCTCAATTGCGCCATTGTGATAACGTGGTTATTTATGCTGACCCTGCTCCTTCAAATTCCGATAAAACAAACGCAAGTAGCAAAGCAATAGCCATTATAGCAAATAAAGGACTTGACTATTATGTTTATAAGGCTTGGGTTGACCAAATGGGAAATGCCAAATTTTGCGAATACTTATTTGAAGCACACAGCATTTGCAAGCGAGCAGGAGTTGACCCTGTTTATATTTGGATAGAAAACAACTCACTCCAAAATCCACATTACGAACAAGTTATTTTACCTTATATATATCGAATTAGTGAAGATACAAAAATCTTTTTACCAATACGTCCTGACGACCGAAAAAAACCTGAAAAATATACAAGGATAGAAGGAGGTCTAGAGCCACTAAATCGTTTGGGACATCTTATTTTTAATATCATGGAGCAAACAAATGAGCACATGAAAAGAATGATAGGACAATTCAAAGGATTTAACCGAAAAGCAAAATTAATGGATGGTCCCGATTGTGTTGAAGGAGGGGTTTGGATTATTAAAGAAATCCAAATCACAACTGCAACTGGAGCGATACAATTTTCAGAACGTAAAACAAGCAAACACCGACTTTAAAAAATAAAAATATGTTAGTACAACCCAACGAATTAATAACCGAATTATACCCAGAAATCGTAAACGAAATAACTCGTAACAACTCCGACGAAGTGCTTTTGCAATTAAAATCAGCCGAAGATTTTATAAAAAGTTATTTGTTTAAATACGATTTAAAAGCTCTTTTTGGGACACCCACGCAAGCTCCAACGTTTATCGATGAGAGTTTAAAAAAGTGCGTAAAAATAGTTGCTTCTTACTGGTTGGTTCGTAAGGCAAACCCAAACGTAAACTTAGAAGTATTCGCCGATGACTTTAGTTTAATGATTGGAACTAATAAAGAACCGGGCTGGCTAATTGATGTCAAAAACGGAAATATAAACCCTGACTGGCCATATAAACCCGATGACATTACTACGCCAGACATTGACGAAAGTGAAGCTGTAAACCCTGTATTTTGGGCATCAAATTATAAAAGAACACAACGATTTTAGATTATGAAAAAAGAGCAAAAAAAACCAAATATTATCATAAATGATTTAACCCTTGTTTCACCAGACAGAAGTCATAAGGACATACAAACCTTAAAAACTAATGTACTATCTGCAGAAAGCGTGTATTTTCCAAATCGTGTAGGTTTATATGATTTGTATCACGATGTGGTTTCAATGGATGGCTATTTGAAAGGTATTTTAGAAAAAAGAATCAAAACGGTACTCAATAAAAAGCTAAAACGATTTGATGCTAATGGGAAAGAAGACAAGCCAGTAACCGAATTAATGGC